CGCTCAGTCCCTTCTCCTGCTGCAGCTCCTTCAGGGCGTCCAGGCTCTTCTGGAAGTTCTCTCCAGCCTCCTTGTTGGCCTTGGCGGCAGCGGCCTGCCGTTCCTGGTATTTGGCCAGTGCCTCGCCCATGGCCTTGCTGAACTCGGGGTTATTGGCCAGCTCACGGATGTCCGCGTCGGGGCCGATCTGCTCTGCCAGGTAGGTGAAGGGGTTCTCGCCCTCCTTGGCCGCAAGCACGATCCCTGCCAGCAGCGGCGTCTTGTCAAACGCCTCGCCCAGCTGCCGGTTGCTCTCGCGGTATCCCTCCAGCTCGTCGAGGTTCTTGTTGGCCAGGTCGTAGAACGCCTCCTCGTCGTCGAGGTTCAAGTCAGGATGGTTTGTGCTGTAGCGGCTGCGGTAGCGCTCCCGTGCGCTCTGCGGCTGCTGCTGTCCCTCCTGGGGGTTTTCTGTCATTTCTGCCATAATATCTGTAAGTTGTTAATGATGATTAGTCTCCGCATACGCGACAGTTCTCGGAGGCATTCTTGAAGAAGTGTTCCAGCGAGTTGTCGGCCTGCTTCTGCGTGTCGGGCTTGCTTTCGGGCTGGTGCTTCAGCTTCCATCCGATATCGCTCAGGGCGCTCGTCCACGACCATGCCTTCACACAGTTGTCGTCACCGGTCACGATGTAGTCGAAGCTCTCCTCGAGCTTGGTCACCTTGTCATAGGGGATCTCATTCTTCTTCAGGAGGCTCGTCACGTCCTCCACGCTGCTGTCGGTGCATACCACCACAAGGCTTGTGGCGTGCTTCTTCAGCGATGTCATGCCCTCCTTGGCCATCTCACGCGGCTTGTATGCCCCCGTGCCGTCCTTCTCAAACAGCGCGTCCTGCATCACCGCGTAGGCTTTCTTCGGGATCTTGGTTGTCTTTTCTGCCATGATTCGGAAATTTTGCCTCAAAATTAAGGGATAAAAAGGTCGGTTCTTTCATATAATTTCTTCACTCCTGCGAATTTGCGCAACGGACGGAATTTTATGAAAAGATGACCGCCTGCAAGGCTTATCTTTGCACGAAAAAGAATAAGGTATATATGACAAAGCCCGTAAAGCCCGTGAAGCCGCTGCTTACCCTCGATGATGTCCGTCCGCTGCAGAAGGGCAGCCGGCGCGATACCGTCATGGAGCGCCGGAAGAATAATCTCCAGGAAGGGAAGTACGACCAGGCGCTGCTTGCCGAGTGCGCGCGCTCATGGAACAATAAGGACAATTTCCGTCAGGAGCGCCACCGCGTACTGGAGATGATCTTCGGCAACCAGTGGGGCGAGGTGATCCACGTCTACGGACAGGGTGACATGACCGAGGAAAAGTGGATACAGATGCAGGGCCTCACCCCGCTGAAGAACAATATCATGATCTCGCTCTGGATGTCCGTCTTCGGCATCCACGCCAAACAGGAGACGGAGCCTGTCTGCTATGCGCGCAACCAGGCGGCAAAGGAACTGTCCGACAACCTGTCCGCGGCCATACAGACCAACTGGCAGAGCCAGTACATGTCAGAGAAGCTTGATTCCGGATTCGCCGAATTTATCATCTCATCGGCTGCCTTTATTCGCAACACGTTTGAGGAGCGTAACGAGCTGTTCGACTCCTACAACGATTTGATGAATCCCGACGTCATGTTCTGGGAGGGCGGCAGCGACCCGACACATCAGGATATCCACATGATCGGCTGCCTGCATGATATGACGCCCGAAAACATCTACTTCCACTTCGCCAAGTCCGAGTACGGCCTGACCATCGACGACCTCGATGAGATCTTCCATATCGGCGAGGTGGGCAACCTGAACCGTCAGACTTCCCAGCAGGTCAACGAGAAGCACAGCTACGAAAACCTGAGCTTCTACCAGCCGTCCGACCTCGGCCTCTGCCGCGTCATCGAGGTGTGGCGCGAGGAGGTGAAGCCCCGCTACCAGTGTTTCGATCCGCTGGCCACCGATCAGATAGACAAGTATTTCCGCTGCGAGAAGGAGGATCTGAAGTATGTCATCGACATCAACCGCCAGCGCAAGGCACTGTATGAGGAGCAGGGTGTACCCGTAGAGCAGCATGCCTATATCACGGCACGGGAGATCGTGGATAAGTACTGGCAGTATTACTTCATGGCTCCCGACGGACGGATCCTCTGTGAGGGAGAGTCGCCCTACGACTATAAGAGCCATCCCTTCACCATGTCGCTCTTCCCCTACGTCAACGGTGAGATCCATTCCTTCATGGGCAGCTTTATCGACCAGCAGAAGTATATCAACCGCATGGTGATGATCAACGACTACGCCATCCGTACCTCGGCAAAGGGTATGACGTTCCTGCCACTGTCGCTGAAGCCGGAGGGCATGAGCATTGAGGACTACGCCAGGCAGAAATCTCGATTTGATGCCGTGTTCGTATATGATGACACCAAGCGGCAGACGGGTGCCAAGCCTGAGTTCTATACCCATTCGGCATTCAATACCGGTGCCAACGATATGCTGCAGATACAGCTCAACATGATCCACGATGTGTCGGGCGTGTCGGGCGCCCTCCAGGGCAAGACGCCCGCCAGCGGCACGGCTGCCTCTCGCTACGCCATGGAGGCGAATAACGCCACCACCACCATCTACCCGCTGATCAAGAAGTTCAACGGCTTCGAGGAGCGCGTCGCCATGAAGACGCTGATCACGCTCCAGCAGTTCTACGAGGAGGGCCGCGACATCACGCCTAAGAAGTCCGACAAACAGGTGTTCTACCGTGCCAACGCCTGCCGTAACGTCAAGGCGAACATCTCCATCAAGAACTCAGCGGCCTCAGCTGCCTTCTACCAGATGGGTAACGATGTGCTTAACATGCTCTGGGAGGGTAAGGCCATCGACGTGCGTACCTACCTGAAGAATCTCGATGCCCCGTTTGCCGACAAGATCCTACAGGACATCGACAACTACCAGAATCAGGTAATGTCGGGACAGATGCCGTCCGCTCCCGTTCAGGTGCCAGGCGCAGACCAGCAGCAGGCACAGCTCGCCACGCAGCTCCTCAACGGCCCCGGACAGCTCTACACCCGAAATGCCCCCGACCAGCCATTCACCCTACAACAGTAAGCGACCATGGTAAAGACATTCGACTATACGACACTCTACGGCAAGGTCTCCCGCTCCCTCTCCATCATCGGGAAGCGAAGCACCGACGACCAGGGCAACCGTCTCTTTGCTGACATCACCCTCGGGTCGCGCGAGACAGATATCATCGAGGACTATATGCGCCAGGCGGTCATCGACCTTGCAGCCGAGATGGAGGCTCTTGTCACGGGCGAGACCGACACAACCATCACCATCACGCTGCCGTCGAACCATAACAGCGCGCTGGAGACGTTCATCAGTAAGTCGTGCGACGAGTACTGCGTGTCCTACGCCCTCTACTCATGGTTTACCGTCACCGCCCCGCGTATTGCGGAAAAGTACCTTGGCGACATGAAGCGCCAGCTCTCTGCCGTCGTGCGCCTCATCAATGAGAGGAAGGCACCGACGGGATCCGCTGACATCGTATCATCCACATTGACTGTAATCACATAATATATATAAATATGTCAAAGACTATCACGCTTAACCTCAACAAGGCGCTGATCTTCGAGGCCGTCAAGGCCGACTCGTTCGACACTGCACGCATAGAGAAGGTGGAGGATCCCGTAAAGCTGGCCTCTGCCGTGGCCGCACAGCAGGGAGGCGAGGCCCATCAGGAGCGCCAGATGCTCCGTTACCTGAAGGCTGCCCTCGGGAAGTTCGAGGCACAGATGGCAGAGTTTGTCGACGTGGCCGACGGCTCCATCGAGGATACGCTCTCCTCATCATCCGACACGTTCACCGTCACCATGATCGTCAATGACCGGTACAACGACGGGCTGGCTAATCCCATGTCCTCTCTCTGTGAGGACTACCTCGTCAACCAGATGCTCTACGACTGGTGGCGCAAGAGCAAGCCCGAGTATTCGAAGAACTTTGCCGTCGATGCCATGGATGCCGTCAGCCATATCCGGCTCTGCCTGACAAAGACGGCCCCCGAAGCATCGGACAGCGACTACACCGACGTCACCGGTACCGTGACGCAGAACTAAAAGCAGACAGACAATGAGCAAGACAATCAAGATTCAGATCCTGCATGAGCTGGCCATGAACTCGGCCAAGAACGAGACCTATCAGAAGGGCGTCGTTGACAAGGCCGTCGACCCCAAGCTCATCACCGCCGCCTTCCATGAGCAGGCAGGCAACGAGGCGTACCACGAGGCGATGCTCTCGCGCTACATGTTCTCACAGATAGAGGTACTGAAGACGTTTTTTGCCGACTATCTCACAGGTGGCGGCAATGTGGCCGAGGATGCCACCATCAGCGGCAGCGAGGAGAACGGAGTGACGGAGATCCTTCTGAGCGTGTCTGACCGCTTCAACGACGGTTATGTGAAGACCCTGGCCCGTCTGTCCCAGAAGTTCGTCGAAGACCGCATGATCTACCTCTGGTGGCACTCTGTCAGCAAGGAGTTTGCGGCCATCTACGGTGGTGCTGCCGAGGAGGACCGTGCCGGCATTATGGCATGCTTCCTGAAGACGGCCCCGTCGGCTCCCGTCTACAAGTTCCCGACAGGAATAGAACTGCGCTACCCGGTCATCCCTGAGCGCGACGGTGTGCCTGGCTGTATCACGCCCAACGGTTCCAATACCGTCGATCCCGATATCCTCTTCTCCAATCCTTGGGTCATCGGACGCGGACAGGAGTCCGAGATCTCATACACCCTCACTGGCGAGGGCGGCAGCATGCCCGTTGACGATATCGTGGTACGTGCAGACAGCCCGTGCTGTCAGTGCTGCATCGGTACCGACGGACGCTGGGTTGTCCGCGGCATCTCCAATGGCTACTCCGTCGTCACGCTGTTCTCGCGCCATAACGACCAGGTGTTCGCCAAGTTTGCAGTAAGAGTGGTGAAGTAAGTATTAAGTACGTATTAAGTAAAAGTGAAATGATCTTCAATTTTCAATCTTCAATCTTCAATTAGAAACATGTACCCGCATCATCTTCACACAGGCCGACCTTTCCCCAAGGAGGTCATAGCATGTCCGCGTCGGGACAAACAGGTCATCGAGGTCATCATCCTGAAGCCGGAAATCGTCCACGACATCGAGGCCGACATCACGCAGCTGGAGAGGCAGCGCAACCTGGAGTCGCCCATCATCACCGACGGCGACTACACCGTCAGGCGTCAGATTGACCGTGCCCTCAACCAGTGTGTGAGCCGCATGCAGGCATACCTTCTCCTCCCCTCTCCCTTCGTGAGAAGCATCTCCACGAACCACGCGGGCGACTGGGATGAAAAGAACATCTTCCTGGCACTGCCCCACAACTGGCCTCCACACTGCATCGATCCTTTGCGCGATGCCGTACACAACTATATCGTGAAGTCCGTCGAGTACAATGTCCTGCTGGCTCCCCTGACCAACGATCCCTACACGGCCATGTGCCGCCAGGAGGCCGAAGAGTCGTACAACGAGATCAATGCGCTGATAAACTCACGCCTCGGTCCCATGAACATTCATCCCTCATTCTTAGGTTAGCATTATGGCAAAGAAGGCAGGACGTCCGAAGGGCGCACAGAACAAGGTAGGCAAGGATGAAAAGGAGTTCATCAAGGGCCTGCTCGGCGACTCCCAGGAGGAGTACCGCAATGCCTTCATGTACTACGCCAAGAACTCCCCCAACAATGCCGAAGACCGCAAGTTCTTCATCACCGTCCGCAACGAGCTGACAAAGCTGATCGTCCCGAAGCCCGTAGAGATCGACGCCACCATCGAGGCCTCCGACTTCGAAACCCTGCTTGGCATGTGCAACAAGTGGGATGATGAGAAGTGATTTCAATTTTCAATCTTCAATTTTCAATCTACTAAATGTCCGCTGCCGTTCCCGAGTGGCCCATCACCGTGCTGCCCGTATCCTCCACCTTCCATGTAGGCAGCGGCATGCGCTGGCTCACCCACAGGCCGATGCCCGTTGACATCACGATATCGTCGTGGTTGTTCTTCCCGTCCACGTTACCCATCGTGCCGTCCTCCTTGCGCTCATAGATCAGCAGCTCCTTGTATGCCTGCTCGTCAGGCTCCTCATACAGCTCATCCTCTATATACGATATGTAGTTGTCGATCACCTGCTCCTTGGTCAGCGTGTTCGTGTGGAAGCCGTAGACGTTGGTCACCTTCTGCGTCACCTTGTCTACCTCCGTCCTGCCGATATACAGGTTAGGATAGTAGTCTGCTATCTCGTCGATGATGGTGCCCGAGTGTTCGCCCTCCTCTTCCAGCCTGGCCTTGCGCGTGTCGGCGGTGTTCTTCTCTATCACCAGCATGGCGTCCTGGTAGAAGTGCGCCAGCTGTGCTGCCTTCCATGCCAGCATGTCGTGGCGTATGTGTCCCCGCCAGCGTGCCACCACCCTTGGGCGTCCTCCCATGTCGCGCATCATGCCGAAGCGGTCTATCACCGTCATCACCGTGAAGTCCGACGTCTTCGAGCGTCCTCCGATATCCACGCTCACCACATAGCGGTTATCCACCTTCAGGCAGTCGGGCATCTGCCATATCCTCAGCGCCTGGCCGTCGTCGAGGCGGTCAATGAGGTGTGCCGTCCTGATGGCCCTCGCGCCCTTGTCCTCTTCACCGATGATATTGCCAACGAAGATCGGAGCCTTCCTCATCTTCTGCTGCATGGCATCGACGGAGTACTTGTTGAAGATCAGGTTACCCGCGGCCATGAAGCACTCCACGTCGTCGCTGGGGAACTCGGTGGCGAAGTAGGAGTATGAACGGAACTCGTTGATCTTGTCCCGGCACCAGCTGATGGCCTCCAGCGAGGCGCCCTTCTGCCACAGCTGCCAGAAGTACTTGCCGCTCTGACGGTAGCCCTCCACCCAGTTCGGGTTATCCTTATTCAAATAGAGCCACCTGGCAAACTCCGTGGCCTTCTCCACATACGCGGGATCCTCCTCCACCTCGCGCCACGGTGTCTTGTTCCTAAAGATGCCCTGGTAGTTGGGGTTGAACTCCTGTCGGTAAAGCTCGCTCTTGAAGAACGGCCCA